ATTTGGTGTTCTACACCAACACCGCAGGCGACAGCGGCTTGGGCACGGAGCGGATGCGAATTGAAGTTGGTGGAGAAGTTGGTATTGGAACAAATGCACCCAGCCAAAAACTCCATGTATACGATGGAGCACTCCGAGTAGACCTTTTGTCTGGTAGTGTTTCTGCAATTTTGAATGGTCCTGGAAGCAATTTACAATTCAAACACACTTCTGGAAATTCAAATCTTACAATGTATAACAGTAGTGGTGGAGGATTTATATTTTCCACACTCCAAAGCGGAACAGAAGGTGAAAGAATCCGAATTAGCGGAGACGGAAGACTTGGTATTGGAACATCCAATCCGGCAGTTGCGTTGGATGTGAACGGTAGCATTAAAACCAACGACAAAATCATAATGGGGTCTGCAAACTTTAGTGTTCCTAGCGGAAGTGCTCCAATATTTGGTGCTAGGGCTTGGGTTTCTTTTGATGGAGCAGATTTAAGTGGCCCAGGAGGATCGGTCAAGATTTGGGGGGCAAGCAGTAACATAGATTATGTTGGAAGACCCGCAAATGGTGTGTATTCTGTGTATTTGAAGACTGGGCAAGTACTTCCAAACAACACTGGTGCTGCATTTGCTAGTGCATGGTCTGCAAATGATTTAGCAGGAGGAAATCAAATGGCAAATGCAAAGGTTCAAGAAACAAACCGAATAGATGTAACCGTGGTTGATGTTTCTAATACTTTACAAGATAACAATTATATCACAATGGTTGTTTTTGCTTGATTTTGACAAACAAAACGATTCAATACTGTAATAAATAAACACATATGCCAGACTTTTCCCCCATACCGTCGCCGTCCAACAACCCCCTGCAAAACCTCAAGGTTATTGCAGCGGACACCACCATCTACATTGCCCCAGGATGGGTAACGGGAGCAGGCAAGACAGGCTCGGCAGGTTCGTGGACAGGTCAAACCCTCGGAAACGACACCACAGGCGACGGCACAGCAGCCAAGCCGTTTGCCACTCTGAGTAAGGCATGGACAGAAGCACAAAAATATGTAATTACCAATAATGCCACCCTGACCATTCAGTTCCAAAAAGGCATCTACGACCTGAACGGTGGAACCACTCACGACAACTTTTTTCCTGATAATCTGTATCATCCTTTTGGAAATAGTGTTGTTATTCAAGGCGACCCTGTTGCCATAAAAGAACGGTACTTGTGGAAGGTTGGTTCGTATAACTGGGATTTGGCTCCCATGTCTTTTTACGGACACACTGGAGAAGTAAACCTGTGGAGCGTAGAAAACGGAGTGACCCACGGATTCACCGCAGAAGACGAAGGCGGATATGTTGCCATAGTGAACCAAACACTTTCACGAAACAACAATAAAGTTCTTAATTTTGGAAGCGGTGTAAGCGACACCAAGTGGGATGGAAACTATTCTCTGCGTCACTGTTTTAATCACGGGTATCCGTATGAAGAAGGTGACGGAATTTTGGGATTAGCAAAAATTGTTGGGGCTTCATCCGCAGGACAGACTCTCGGTTTGGCTTTCAGAAACATCAACATGGACACCCGTTTGGTGTCTTTTATTGGTGGAGACGCAGAAAACTCAAACGGAAGAATAGGTGGTGGTCTGCGAAACACACCAGCGTGGTGTGGTTATAACAACAATTATCCTGAAGCACAATACTCAGAACCCGTTGGGTATTACGGAAACTCAACTTGGGGAGCAGGAGCAACCGCATTCCCATCACAGCCTGCTGGTCTGACTTATATTTCAGACGATGTAATAACTGTAACCAATTTTCCTGTTGTTATTCGCTCATCAGGCACAACCAATTCAAAAGTGCCATTCTATATTGAAGGAAACGGCAACCCCACCACCATAAAGGGAATACGAAACCTACTGCTTGTGAATGCAGAGTTTGACGGAGCATCATACGGTGCACAACCTTTGGCTAACGGTCTTGCACGACTCAACAGAACAGGCAAGAGTGCTCTGTACAGTGCACCAAATTATGCTCTCTATTTTGAAGGAGACAACATTTCTGTTGGTATTCGAAATGTAGCCACTCTTGGATATCGGTATGGATTGATAGTTTCTGGTGGTGCTAAAGTATACGATTACAGTCCAAAATATACAGGTTCGGGCACAGCAGTTGGCAGCGATTTTTATTATTCCAAGAGAACTCCTGTGTTTATGAGTAGCCATAACGATAAAGGAATTATTGTACGAGACAAAAGCACATTAAAATTTGGAGCATACAATAGTGTGGCAGATATTGGGTATAACACTCATGTGTACCTACAGGGAGAATACGCACAGTTAACGAATGCTGGTTCAGATGCAACATTAGAAGATGTGTACGCAAGCAACGCAATTGGTGCTATACCTGTCATGCGTATCACCATGAATATTCCAGTGTTTCCTGGAAATACACTTGGAAGCACCGCAGGTTTTTATAACTCATGGAGCACCAACACATTCAAGAATTGTACAGTATTTGGTAATGGAGCCACTATAGGTCGCATAGTTCACGCTGCTTACGGTGCAACCTTTTCGTACTGGGCGGCTGGTAGTGGAAGTTGGTCGGGTGCTTTGACTGGTGGGGGCACACCTGCGTACACACAGCGTGTGGATTTTTACGGATATAAACTACAGAACTACACTATAGCCAATCGAAACTGCATTTTGAACGATTCACTTGGTGGTATTGGTAATAGCGGAATTGTTATACGAGCGTATTCCAACTCTAATGAAAGCGGATTCGTTAGTGGATTAACACTAACAAAAACAAACATCTATCTACACGCACAAAACGGAGCAACAGTTGCAGCAGGAACTCTGCTGTCAACCTTTGCAAACAACGGTTTGTCGTTGGGTATTAGTGCTGGTTCTGAATATTCTGGTGGATTCTACGCACACCAAAAGTACGCTGACTGTTTGATTAGTTCTGTTGAATCCGCAACCACTAATCTTACAAATGTGATTGGTGAATCTCAGTATATTGGTTTGTATGCTCATCTAAATGGTGAAATAAATTTTTCACAAAACTCTAGTTACTGGGTAAAAGGATGGAACCACGGTGGTATTCATGCAGAACACCACGGACGAGTACACATAGACTCAGGTACTGTGATTGCTTTTAAGAATCCAGCAGTCATGTATCCGTTTGCAGGGGTTGCTAGTAGTTATGCTTACGGTAACGGGTTTGCTTGTGGATTGTACGCCAGAGAAGAAGGCACGATTCGTATTGGTCAATCAGTAACAGCGGTTCAGGTTGGTGCTCCTGCGGCAAGTGGAGCAAACGCACACGCTGCTTGTTTTACAGGTAATGATGCAGGCTATTACGGATGGAGATATACAGGAAACACTACCTACGCCATAAACGGTGCGTATTCTTTATCTCAATACTCCCCAATGATTTGTGTGCATAACAGAGCCAAACTTATTTGTACAGGACTTTACGATAGTTTTAATCAGGTGGCTGACGGTGGAACAGGCGGTGGCATATACCAAGGAATAGTAGCAACGCCCAACCAGCCGCATATCACCATGAATAGTGGTGGTTATATTTACGGAATACTTGGTGTTGGTCAACCTGCTTGGGCAGATGCCAATGTTCCACACGCAGGAACAACCGATACTAATTGGGCGTATGATGCTGGTAACGACAACTACACCAGTTGTATTTTATACCCTGCTCCAAATACTCCCGCAGGAACTTCGACATCGCCAACACGCCATAATGTGATTCTTACAAGAAAATCATGGCCCTCTGCAACAACATGGTCAGACAACAGAACTCCTCTGTATAATGTGCCTTCGAACGATACTCCGCATTACGAGTGGTGGAAGCCGTATGTTTCCCGAGTGGGACGATTGGGAAGAGCAATACCATCTGGCTCTGCTATTGGTGGGTCTTACTATCTTCGCATACCTATAATGTTGGCACAACAATCATCGTTTGCAAACAGATACGCAAACACTGAAGCCGATGTTTTGGCTGGTACTGCTGTTGGAACTCAAAACGCAACAGCAGGCGGAACTGCGATTACTGTTCCGTCGCCAATGATTGGGCCAAACTCAGGTACAACTTGCGTAAACACCTTTATTGTTCCTCGTGGGGGATAACAAATGCCGTCTCCATCAGATAAATCACTAATACGAATAAATCCCTTAACAGGAACATCAGAAGTTCTGGTTGAAGTGTTTGACGACAAAGGGTTTTTGACCTCTACCTACAGCGACCAACCAAATGTTTTTGTTGTTTCTAGAGGATTGACTCCTATTAGTGGGTCAAACACCACAGTTGCTATTTCTGAACAGCCAGACACCATAACATCCACTATTTTCACAGATATTGGAAACATCTCTGTTGCTCCAAGCACAACAACTGTTTTTCCTCTAGCCGAACAAAAGATAGACGGCACAGGATACGGCACATTCACACCAACCGAATTAGTTTTCCAGTCTAACATAACTCCAGAGGTCATAAACTACTTGACCTTGAGTGGAGCCACTGCCACCGAGTACAATCCCACCATAGGAACCGTTGGTGCAACTGGGGCGTTTGTGGGTTCTCGTGCAGCACAGTTCAAAGGCTCGTATTTGGACACAGACACCGCTGCCGCAGGCATTTCACTTCCAGGTTTCACATCGGCTTCGTATTTCTTGATTTCTGGTTGGGTGTACATGGACACCGCCCCAACCTCTGCTTATGACCCTATAGTTATTACCCGAAGCCCAGACGGTGTAACAGGCACAACCAGTGACTCGTTCCGTTTGGAATACGACTACTCGTCGTCTCGTTTCCAGTTCCATTTTTCCACCACAGCAAACACAGTATCCACAGGATTTGACCACATTATGAATGTGTCTCCTAGCGGAGTCACCCTGAACGAGTGGAATCATTTTGCCGTGGCGTATACCAATGCAGGCAGCAGTGCGGCAGTTAGTTCGTATTGGAACGGCAATCAGGTTCAAAAATATACAGGCGCAACAGGCACTATTCGTGGAACCAAATCATCTGTTTATGTGGGTTGCGGTGGCAGCGGAAATAAGCCATTCAAGGGTTGGCTAGACGACCTTGTAATTAGTGCAGGCACAACATCTGACGCTCTTCGTGGGTTCCAACACGGTAGTACCGCACCTGTTCCCACAGCCCACCAAGACGCAGGCTATTACACCGTTTACTACTTAAGCATGGACGGCCCTCTTGGAACATCGTATTTCCCGTGCGATACCACCAACAAGGTGGCTAGCAATGTGGCATTCCAAGGCAGCAGCCTGTATGTTTACGGTTGCGTGGGTGTTACCGCTTCACGAATGTGGACATCCCCTGTAAGTGGTGTTTGTGGAGGTCATGCGGTAACAGATGCTTCCGCAGGATACATTTTTGGTTACGATAGTGGTGCGTGTTGGATTCCCACCGCAGTAACGGAACTGTCTAGCGGACTCACAGCAGCCAAACAGTACCGAAAAGACCTGAACGACTACACTTTCCGTTACTATTTGGGATTAACCATGAGTGGTGCAAGTGGAGCCAGTGGAGATTTCAAGAACCTGTATAGCGGTTCCACTTTTCCCACATCATTTACTTACACCCCAATAGAAAGCAATATTTCGTATCTGAAAACTGTTTACGATTCAATTGTTGTTGCAGGCAGCACTCTCTCTGTTTCTATTGCTGATTCTTACGGCATATACTACACATTTGCCACCGCAGCAGCAGTAAATCTGTATCAAGATGTGTTGGTGTACTACAACACAGCCAATTCGCGGTTTACTTCTGTTTCCAATACCATAGACAGCCAAAGCACATTTACAAACCTTAAAAGACTATTAGGAACAACTGCACCTGCTTTGGTTAGCAAACTTGCTGCGTCTGGAAACGAGTCCCTGTTTATTAGTCCTCTATCCACAGTAACCAAGACTTCTCGTTCACCCGAAAACTATTGGAATGTTGCTGTTGAAAGAGAACCAGTAGAAGTTGTTCCGTAATACCCCATGTCTATATCACTCATTCATTATGGAACAGGTGGCAAAGTAACGCTCAACGGGCGAGAGTACTCTTGGGATGATTTTTTAAAAGTATGTGGAGACTACGCCGTGCCTTGGGGGTTCCACACACGGGTTTACGAAAAGGGAGTGCGTCACTACATAACCGATGGAGACAATACCCTATATCTAAAAAAAGACGATGCGGGGTGTGACCGCTGGTGTGCACGAGAGCCTGAACTAGCAATATTGGTGCAGCGTCTAAAAGACGAAAACGGGGAATAGGCAAAAGCCCACGCTCCTAAATACTCAAAAAAGGAGACTGAATGGCAACCCCCACAACCCGTCAACAACTCAAAGACTACTGCCTACGGGCACTGGGTCAGCCTGTGATTGAAGTTAATGTGGAAGACTCACAGGTGGAAGACCGTATTGACGAAGCACTCCAGTACTTTGCCAAGTGGCATCACGACGGTGGGCAGAAGATGTATTACACATACCAACTAACTTCTACAGACATTTCCCGTAAGTGCATTGATACTGCTCCCATAGACCCGTCTATTCTCACCATTAACCGAATATTTCATATGGGGTTCAACATCTCTACCCATAACATATTCAATATTCGCTACCAGTTGGCACTCAACGACTTTTACGGTTTGCGTACAGGGCAGACCAATCTGAACTACTATGTGTCCACCATGCAGTACATTGAACTGCTGGAGCAGTTGCTTGACCCTGAAAAGCAGATTCGTTTTAACCGTGTAAACAACAAACTGTTTATTGATGCCACCACCACCGACATGCAAGCAGGCACATATCTGATGATTGAAGCGTACACCGCAAACAATCCTGAAACTGCTACTGAAATCTACAACGACAACTTTCTTAAGAAATACACTATTGCCTTAATCAAACGGCAGTGGGGTGTGAATCTGTCCAAGTACGAGGGTATGCCTCTTCCAGGTAATGTGACATTCAATGGTGGCAAGATTTATCAAGAAGCAATGGAAGAGATAGCAAAACTGGAAGAAGATGTGCAGAGCAAGTACCAGTTGCCTCCAGATTTTATAACAGGCTGAAAATACTCCAATGGCAGTAAACCCGTATTTTCGTCGGAATGTAAAAGGAGAGCAAGACCTCCTAGAATCGCTGACCACCGAAGCCATCAAGATTCACGGGCACGAGATGGTGTACATTCCACGAGAAACGGTGACTGACGACAAGATTCTTGGCGAAGAGGTGTCCAAGTTCAAGGACGCTAACCGTATTGAAATGTACACGGAAAACACAGAAGGATTTGACGGCGGAACCGACATGACCCGTTTCGGTTTGGATATTCGTGATAACTGCACTTTTATAGTGTCCAAGCGACGGTTTTTGGAGGTCATGTCACACAACACCACCATTCGTGATTTGGGTCGCCCACGAGAAGGTGACTTGATCTATTTTGACTACCCATACGGTCTGTTTGAAATCAAGTATGTAGAGCACGAGAACCCGTTTTACCCGTTGGGTCAGCGTTACTCGTTCAAACTGTATTGTGAAGCCTTCAAGTATACTCAAGAAGAAATTGACACAGGCGAAAGCGATATGGATGATGTTGTTAAGGCTATAGCAAAGTATCAGAAGAGACTGACCATCAATATTAGTACTGGTAGTGGAAGTTATACAGTTGGTGAAGAAGTGTACGCAGGAACAGTAACAAATAAACACGCAATAGGTCGTGTTGATTCCAAGTTTGACCCAACTGGAACCGCACCTTACTATCTCGTAGTAAATGTCAGCAGCGGTAATTTTGAAGTGGGTGATGTTGTAACAGGAACAACAAGTGCTGTTTCGTACACTATTACTGCTGTTACAGACACAGACACACGAACCACAAACGCCAAGATTCAGGACAATGAAGCCATTGACCTTGAAGCCAACCGCGACAATATTTTTGACTTCACAGAGAAAGACCCGTTCTCTGAAGGGCAGTACTGATGTTTACACAGTTCTACAATCAGTCTATTCGTAAGATGGTGGTAGCCTTTGGTGCGTTGTTTAATCAGGTAAAGATTTCACGAGTTGAGAGCAGCGGAACCAAATACATTGAAGTTCCTCTAGCGTATGCACCCAAAGAAAAATACAAGGTGCGTATTGCAGGCGACCCGTATCTACAGAATCCCATGCAGATTACCCTGCCACGAATGGCATTTGAGATTACAGGGTTCGCATACGACCCCGCAAGAAAACGCAACAGTATGCAGAGAAACATAGTACTCGACTCTACCACCAGTGGTGTCAAGTATACATTTGCAGAGGTTCCGTACAATATTGATTTTGGTTTGTATGTGTACACCCGAAACATGGACGACGGGCTGCAAATTGTTGAGCAGATTCTTCCGTACTTTGCTCCCGAGTTTGTCACCACTATAAACTTTGATGATGTGAACACAAAGGTGGATGTGCCCATCTATCTGAACTCTGTGTCATCTGAAGAAGACTACGAGGGGGATTTCCAAAGCCGCCGCAGCATTATCTTTACTCTGAACTTTACCATGAAGTCGTACATATTTGGAAATGTGCGGAGTTACAAAGAGATTCGCAAAACAGATGCCAAGATATACGATTTCAACTACTTTCCAAGTTACACCGCAGGAAGCACTCTTTCAGGTGTCACGGGTCTGTCTTCCAAGATATTCACAGGAATCACAGGCCCAAGCGGAGCAAGTTCCAGCAAGTATAACTACACTCCGTACACCAAGATTTACGAGTACCAGAGCGGTTATACTCTTGCACAAGGTGTCACTGTTGAGTGGTTTGGAGACATGGGCATAACAGCACCACCGTATTCTAGTTGATTGAGAGGTTTTTATGAGTGACGGGTTTTCACATATTGAAAGTGTTTTAGGGGTTGGTGGCACAGGCGAGAGCGAACCGCAGGCTATAGTGCCTTCGGCTCCTATGCCTATCGTAAAGATAGAAACACCGCCCCTGACCGACGAGTACTTGGCAAAAGACCTGAAGCACGACTACGAAACTGCTCGCAAGAATCTGCGTGAACTGGTAGATGCAGGCAAGAACGCACTGGACGGCGTGATTGCAGTAGCCCAAGAAGGCGACTCGCCCCGTGCGTATGAAGTGGTTGCACAGATGATTAAAACCCTGTCCGAAACCAACCGTGACCTGCTAGACCTGCACGACAAGATGAAGGGCATTCGCAAGACTGAAAACAAGACCACCACAAACAACACCACAAATAATGCCATCTATGTGGGGTCAACTCGTGAACTTCAGGACATTATCAACAGTGCACGGTCTAGCACCAAAGCGTTTATTGATGCACAGCCAGAGGAACCCACATGAACAAGAGTGAAAAATATTTGGGCAACTCCAACCTGAAAGCGGCTGGAGTCAATATCAACTTCTCTGAAAAGCAGATTGAAGAGTATGTGAAATGCTCTCAAGACCCACTGTATTTCATCAAGCATTATGTAAAGATTGTGTCATTGGACAAGGGATTGGTTCCGTTTCATCCGTATGAGTTTCAGGAAGACATGATTGAGGCGGTTCACAAAAACCGTTTTGTGATTTGCAAAATGCCCCGACAGAGCGGTAAGTCCACCACAATGGTGTCGTTCTTGCTACACTACATCCTGTTTAACCAGAACATGAGTGTTGGTATACTTGCCAACAAACTGGCTACAGCCCGTGAACTGCTTGGTCGTCTCAAACTAGCATACGAATACCTTCCTATATGGTTGCAGCAAGGTGTTGTGGAATGGAACAAAGGTTCAATCGTGTTGGAAAACGGTTCTAAAGTTCTTGCAGCAGCAACATCATCATCTGCTGTTCGTGGCGGTTCATACAATGCGTTGTTACTTGATGAATTTGCCTATGTTCCACAGAATGTGGCTGAAGAGTTCTTCTCGTCCGTGTATCCCACCATCACGAGCGGCAAAGAAACCAAAGTGATTATTGTGTCTACTCCCAAAGGCTTGAACATGTTCTACCGCCTGTGGGTAAATGCCAACAAGAGGCAGGGCGAAGAAGGCAAGAACGAGTACTACCCCATAGAGGTGCACTGGAGCGATGTTCCAGGTCGTGATGAAGAGTGGAAAAAGCAAACCATTTCCAACACAAGCGAGGAGCAGTTTCGCACTGAGTTTGAAACAGAATTCTTGGGTTCGGTTCACACCCTGATACACCCTGAAAAACTTAAATGCCTTGTGTACCGCACTCCTGAATATTTCAATAGTGAAGGGTTGCGTGTGTACGCCAAACCACAACCCGAACACAAATATGTGCTTGTGGTGGACACCTCTCGTGGCGTGGGTCAGGACTACCATGCGTTTTCGGTGGTGGATGTTACACAGATGCCGTACCGACTAGCCGCTACATTCCGCAACAACCAACTGGCTCCCATGTTGTACCCCAACGCCATCTACCCCGTGGCTCGTCAGTACAACAATGCGTATGTACTGGTGGAAATCAACGATATTGGACAACAGGTAGCAGACATTCTTCACGATGACATGGAATACGACAACATCATCTATGTGCAGATGCAGGGACGCAAGGGGCAAGTAGTGAACGGTGGCTTCGGCAAGGGCGGTTCGGCTATGAAGGGCGTAAAGACCTCTACCGCCGTGAAGCGTATCGGGTGTGCCATTCTGAAAAACCTGATTGAAGACACCAAACTGGTAGTCGAAGACTTTGGTGTGGTGGACGAATTGTGTACTTTTGTGGCTCGTGGAGACTCGTTTGAAGCAGAAGACAACCACAACGACGATTTGGTAATGACGCTGGTGCTGTTCTCGTGGCTAACCACCCAAGCATATTTCAAAGACATCACAGGCAGCGACATCCGAAAAGACCTGTACGAAGACCAAATGAAAAATTTGGAAGAAGAAATGACCCCTTTTGGCTTTGTGGACGACGGCAGCGACCCTACAGGGTTTACCGATGGCAGCGGAACATCGTGGAATTGGGGTGATTGAACGGCTACATACAGGGACGGGTATGGCTTTACGGCAGAAGTATCCAAATAATACATACAGATAGAAGTAACGACACCACACCCCGTGCTTCACAGACGAAGGAGACACCACAATGGGATTTAGAGTAAGCCCTGGCGTAAGCATCAAAGAAATCGACCTGACCACAATTGTTCCTGCCGTAGCCACCACCCCAGGCGGGTTTGCAGGTTATTTCCATTGGGGACCAGTCAACGAAATCGTGACTGTTGCCAACGAGCGTGAACTATCAAATATTTTCCAGAAGCCAAATAATGACAACTATGTGGACTTCTTCACCGCTGCCAACTTTCTACAATACGGCAACAACTGCCAAGTTGTGCGTGTAGTTGGGTCTGCTGCAAAGAACTCTCATGTAACAAAGAGTGGTGCTACCTATCAGGCAGCATTTGATATCAATAATGAAACAGATTTCAACGCAAACGAAGGTGCTTCTGCAAATACACAGTCCGCAAACGGTGTTCTGTTTGCATCAAAGTATCCAGGTGTTCTAGGAAACAGCATCAAGGTGGTTGTGACTAGCGGAAACGGAATCACAACAGGTCATACTCTAGGTGCAGCAGCAAGTATTGGTGCTACCTTCATGGATATTGTGACTGGAACAAGCAGCAAGCCTCTGTATTTTTCCAAGGGAGATGACATTGTTTTTGAAGACGGAACTACCGTAACAGTTAGTGGAGTGCAAAAGGCACATACTACTGGTGGTGGATTGTTCGGAGTAACCGCTATATTCAATGACTTCTTTGGAGTCACAAGCGGATACACTCTAGCGTCTGGAGGACCAACCGTTGTTCGTGTTCTAGTTGACAGCATACTTCCAAAAACACAGGCTGCTGGTAATACTTTGAGCATCAAGAGTGTGTACTCCAAGTATGTCTCAACTGGAGCAACAACCTCTGCTTACGCTTCTGATGCTGGTGGTGCACACGACCTAATCAATGTTCTAGTATTGGACAAAGAAGGAAAGTGGTCAGGCACAGTAAACAACCTTCTTGAGAAATTTGAAGGATTGTCTCGTGCCACTGATGCCCGTAAGTTTGATGGCAGCAGCAATTACTATCGCACAGTAGTCAACGACCAATCGCAGTATGTTTGGGCATTGTGTGCAGACCTTTCAGGAAACAACAGTGGTGCAGGATACGCAGCAACTCAAGATTTCTCAGCCATAGGCAATTCTCTGATTGGCCCAAATCTTAGTACAACTTCTGCTGTTGGTCAGGGAGTAAACTCTCTTGGTCTAACTGGTGCTGTTTCGTCTGAGCCAAGCGACAGCGAGCGTTGGGCTAATGGTTGGAGTCTATTCCAAGACGCAGACACCGTTGATGTGTCTCTGCTCCCAACAGGCAACGCTTCTGCAACTCTTGAGCAACTAATCATTCAGCAGATTTGCGAAAAGCGTCTTGACTGCATGGCATTCTGTTCTCCTCGTCAAACCGATGTTGAGAACAAACTGCCATACGAGGCTCTGAACAGTATTAAGAGTTACAGAGACAGCAGCCTAAATGTAAACTCCTCTTACGCAGTTCTTGACAGCGGTTGGAAGTATCAACTCGACACCTACAACAATCTAGTCCGTCTTGTTCCGCTCAACGCAGACATCGCGGGTCTAGTTGCTCGTACCGAGTTCACCAATGAAGCGTGGTTCTCGCCCGCAGGCTTCAACCGTGGTCAGGTCAAGAGCGTGGTGAAGTTGGCGTACAACCCATCGTCCGAGGCTCACCGCGATGAACTGTACACCCGACAAATTAACCCTGTCGTGTCTTTCCCAGGTGAAGGTGTAATCTTGTTTGGTGACAAGACCATGCAGACCAAGCCCTCGGCATTCGACCGTATCAATATTCGTCGCCTGTTCATCATTCTTGAGAA